TCATTAGCATATGATCTCGAAGTACCATATCTAACAATTGACGCCTACATTCGCCTCAAGTTCCAGCGTAAAACATCTAAAAAGGTAAAGTCTTCCACAACCACCATAAACATGTATGCTCACCATGGATGGACCAGCTCTCGCACCTCAGGGGGCAAGGTTAACCGCATCGAGGACTTGGCGGAGATCTTCCCCGGCCTAGAAATTTATTGCATGGGACACACCCATGAGCGCGGCTCAGCGTTTCCCAAGGTCCAGCTCTTCGTGAACAACTCCCTGGACATCCTACACCACGAGATGAATTTCGTCTTCACTGGTGGGTTCCTACGGGGCTACATGGATGGAAACGCATCCTACGTCGAGGAGAAGGCCTACAAACCCGCAGCTCTCGGCGCCCCAATAATCAACATTGAACTTGACCCAGGTGACACCAGCACATTCAGTCGTCCGAAAATCACCGTGAATAGCCTCCATCTACGAAAAGATTTATTTAACGGTGCTCCTAGTCTTCCATTAGAAGCGGAGTAACCCGTATATGAGTACTCTAGATCGCTTACTCGGTGGCTTGGGCCTCATCAGGAAATCAGATGCGATTATCCCAGAATTCCATCTTGACAGCGAGTCCCAACCGAGGACGCCCGAGTTCAACCTGTTTAAACTCTACGATGTCGTCGATAAGAACTGGGTTATCCAGCAAGTCTACCGTGCCATCATTCAGGAGACTCTTCGCCCTGGGGTTCACTGGGCCCCCAAATACGCTGTGCGCTGCGACAACTGTGACAACGAGTATCAGGAGACCGTTGACAAATGCGAGATTTGCTCGTCCAACAACTTGGTTGAACCTGACCCTCGTCAGCGTCGCCGTGGTGAACTCCTCCTTGATCGGCCCAATAGTGATCGTGAGACTTTCGGTAAGATCCTGTCCTCTATAACCTATCATGACCTCGTTGCCGATGATTGGTATATTGAGATTAAATACTCTTTATTCGAGGATCGCCTTGTTCCATCTGAGATCAAAGTCCGCGACCCCAAGTTCGTTCGTCCCATCGTCGACGAGTTCGGCAACATCGGGCAATCCAATCAATGGTTTTGTCCCATATGCTGGAATTATAAGACTAATGACGATGTTAAACCTACGCCTGTTCCATGTCCAAAGTGCGGATGTGAGCGCCTCGATACAGCCTATATTCAACAGGTTGATCAGGATGTCACGGCTCGCTGGGGTATCGATCAAATAGTGCACGGCTCCACGTATCGCGTCCTCCCAGGCCTATTCGGGAATCCTAGGTCTAGGAGTCTGTGGAGCATCATCCACGTCATAAACGCTATGGATGAATGGTTCGTCGACACGTTCAGCGAGGGTCGCCCGCAGAAACTCGTTAACTTCCCTGGTTGGGACCAGAACAAGCTCACCGAGCTCATGCGTAAAGTGCAGAATGAGGTGAAACGTCTCCAAGTCCTTGACGACCGCTCTGGCCGTATGCGCTCCAAGAAGAACCTGCGCACCATTTTCCTCACCTCCGATCAACCCATCTCGGTGCATGACATCGGTATCAACCCGGATGATATCCAGTTACTCGACTACTATAGGCTCTGCATTCAGGCTGTGGCGGGCATTTATGGCGTTCAGGCTGTATTCATCAGTTTTGTGGAGCGTGGAAAAACTGGCACGACACCGGCGATGCAAATCGAGGTGCAGAACCGCACAATCACCGAGATCCAGCGTGACAAGGAGCAGATCCTCAACGGCTACCTGTTCCCCATCTTCGGCATCACTGATTGGCTGCTGAAGTTCGGTGAGCTCGAGAAGCGGGATGAGGCCACCGACGCTGAGATATGGGAGCGGAAGGCTCGCACCGTCGCAACCCTAACTGACGCTGGCTACGACGTCACGTTCAACGAATTCATGGAGATCGAGGTCTCCAAGGAGCGGGTGCGTGACCCTGTTTCCCCTCAGCGCTTTGAGGGTCCACCTGGCACCACGACTTCTGATGCCTCTGGGCGTCAGATCAATGAGACCAGTACGCAGCGTGACCCCCATGGGACTAGGCCGAGTACGGCTACGGATGAGGAGCGTGAGAAGACATGAGGGTGAGTAAGGGTTTCAAACTCGGATACGTGAACGGTGATCTCCGCATACTGATTGAGGATAAACCCAATCAGATAACGTTTATGGAAGGTAAGGACAAGGAAAATGTCAAGCGAAACAAGTAATGGTTTAATCCTGGTTGAGCCCTACGCTAGCTGGGTTGATCTAGGCGTCAAAACGATGATCGTGCGACCTGATAAGCTTGAAATCAACGGTGAGGAGTTCGTCCTCCTGGGTTCCCGTGCCTACGGGAAGATCAAGCTTAAAACGGTGGACATGTTGTCCCCGGATGAATTCCTGAATTATATTGATCTTCACCGCATCTCTGAGACTGAGCGCTTTGACCGTGGCGTCAAGGAGAAGGCTTGGAAGACTGGTCCCCTATACATCTACGAATTCGACTATGAACCATTCGAGAATCCCCGCGAGTATGAGAGCCTCCGCACCGAGAAAGCTATAGCCGAGGGCGTTGTCCTTAAGTCAGACATCATTCTGAAGCCTAAGGGACCGTGGGGTGACGGTTTCAAGGAGTGCATTGCCTGGGTTAAGCGTAACAAGCCAGGCATTGATAATCCCCGCGCCTACTGTGGCGCGATCCATCAGAAGCAGACTCAGGCCAAGAAAGCCATCGAGGAAGAGCTTCGCACGCTATACGCCGATGACTTTGAGGGTGTTCAGCAGCAATGGTCGGCGGTCCTGGATCAGCTGCGCATGGGCTCCGATGGCGACTCGAATGCTAACATCAAGAAGGATGATCCACCAGCACCCGATCCCGACCCAACGCCAGACCCCGCACCTGTAACCCCAGCGGAGCCTGCCCCCGACGTCTCATCTGCGCCGTGTCCATGCGAGGGCCTGCCGAAGGCTTCAATCGTGGATACCCCGTCTGCAGTCGTCGTTAACATCACTGAGGCCGTTGATGGGTCTCCTGTGGACTATTCATACCGTTTCAACAAGCCTGCGTTCAGCATAGAATCCGTGAGGGGTATGAAGTTCCTGGAGCGCTTCAACTCGGATGCCTAGTCTAAACACGTAAAAACCAATACATTAATATCCTATTTTTTATATATCTATGCAAGATATGTCTATGCCTGTTTATCCCGACGTCGTGACGACTAAGGCTGAATTCGAACTCACTGGATTCTTCACTTATGCTGACCCGTCGATAGCTAAGGCCGATGCTAACTTCGTTATTGCTGGCTACGGCTCTTTCGACCTAGTTGACCGCGAGAACGATAAAATTGGCCTTGATGCGCTGAAGGAGGCTTATTTCCGTATGATGCGGATAGTGGAGCGCCGGAACCTCATGCACCAGCACGGTAACGTCCAAATAGGCCGTCTTTTGACAGAGTACACCGATTCATCGGGGCGCCTATGGAAATCTGGTATGGATGACCGTGGTTTATTCATTTTAGCCGAAATATTCAACGATATCAAGAAATCCCGTGAATTGAGGGAGGAGATGCGTAAGGGGCACTATTTGGCCTTCAGCATTGGTGGGCAGGCCTTGAAGCGGGAGACCCGCTGTGACGAGTCTACATGCTGGCGCGAAGTCGTCGCCCTCGACTTGCACGAAGTCACGCTTTGCGAACGTGGCATTAACTCGGGCTCCAAGGGCTTTATATTCAAGGAGGATAGCGGTTGTTTCATAAATATAGCAAAAATGGCCCCAGATAACGATACATTTATTAGTTTTAATGCAAAAACTGTTGCTGAGAAAAAACCCATGTCCAAAGAATCTAAGGATATAACCCCTATGGTAACTAAGAGCGACTTACAAGTTGTACTAGACGCTATCGCATCTCTCCCAGACGTTATCGCTGACGCCATCAAGCCTGAGACTCCTGAACCAGTGGCAGCTGAGCTAAATGAGCCAGCTGACCCTGTGGAGCCTGCGCTTGACAAGGAGGCGGTGAAAGCTATTTTCGAGGAGCTCATGGCCGAGCAGGCTAAATCTGCTGAGCCAGTTGCACCTGTTGAGAAGGCTGTCACCTACTACTACAAGGAGCCTGCGAAGGACGACTTCGACGACGATGACGCTTACAATAAGGCCGTTGAGGACTTTAACGCCCTTAAGGAGAAAATCAGCCAGGACCTGCAGAAGGAGCTTGGCGAGCCTCTCACTAAGGCCCCCGTTACACCTGATAGGCCCACTGAGCGTAAGATAGCTAACCTTGACGACCTATTCGAATACGCAGAGAAGGCAGCTGACTCGATTGACCTCTTCGAGAGGGCTGGAGTTGAACTATAATGAAGCAACTACAATATGGTAAGGAATACCTGAATTGGTGGTATAACGAGGGCGGCGCCCACGACAGCATCTTCGGCCTAGACAGTCTGGGCGGACAGAAGGCGGTTGGCGACAAAATCGCTAAGGCCATCGGTCCATGGGATGCCCCCGCATCTCCGTACAGCGTCTACTTCGAGCCCGTGTTCTCCGCTACGGTGCACATGTACACTGAGCGGTGGAGCGAAGTCCTAAAGCTTCTGCCTAAGACTACGTTCCTCGCTGAGGGCGACTCTATGAAGTACTGGGAGACTGACCTCGCTGGCCTGACTGGTGTCACAACTACGTCGACACCGTTCGCATCTGGTTCAGCAGAGTCCGCCCCCACGATTGCTTCAATCGAGGAAGTTGAGCCCGCATACGTGGTTGATCCGTGGGAGACGAGCCTTATGTCCCGTACGAGGGCCACATGGCAGATCGACCCGAAGCTCAACCCTCAGTGGATTAAGCGCTATCACACGGAGAACCTGCCGAACCAGCTCGACAAGATGCTCACCCAGACCATCGACACTCCCTCATCTAACGCCACGAGCTATAACATCGAGTCCCTCGACAGGATAATCTCCAGGTCGAGTGAGGCGAGCACTACATACTGTAGCGCTGCAACCGACCCAGACCTGTGGTGGAACACTTCTGCCGCTAAGATCGACAGGAGCACTGACACCGACGACACCTTCGGTGGTGGCGCTGGTGCGGGTGTCGACATTGGCTCTGGCTCTGAGCGTGTCTTGACCCTCGACATGATCGATGATGCCCTCGCTGAGGCTGTTCCGTATAGCCGTAGGCGCAGGTATATCGCCATCACTGGGCCTAAGACGCTCAACGAGATGCAGAAGCTGATCGATCCGAAGCAGAGGTATCTCGACGTCGAAATGGATGTACAGTACACTATGAATGGTGTTCAGACTCGTGAGGGTCGTGACACTGGCTTCAGCGTGGCCGCGTACATCTCTAACGGCATCAAGATTCCGTTCTTCACTTCGAGGCACGTCGCGAACGAGACCAGTGATAACAGGTCCGCGACAGTCGGCACGAGCAACTCTATCGGCAATATCTACCTGGTCGACCTCGATAATATCGAGCTCAGGGTGGCTATTCCAATTACGTACCTTGAGACACCGCCTCATGCGATGCTCACTGGTGACGTGATGAAGACTCGTCACATGTTCCTCTACTCTGCTCAGCTCTTCGGTAAGATCTATAGGGCGCATGCCTCCGTGAAATATCTCAAGAAAAGCTAACAGTAAATTTTTTTTAAAACTACTGTCTGCCTATCTTAAAACCCTTCCCTTTTTATTTTTTAACTCAGGAAAGCCATTTATATCCCTAGCCCAATCTCTATTAAAATGACCCTCGAAGAATGCTTCCTATGCCGCCTCCACGAAGGGCGAAAAAACATCGTCCTCGGCGTCGGCGACACCAAGTCCCCCGTGGTCTTCATAGGCGAAGCCCCTGGTCGTCAGGAGGATGAGCGGGGCCTCCCCTTCGTCGGTGCCGCTGGCAACGTCTTAACCATGATGATGTATAACTTGGGTTGGTCCCGCAAGTCAGTCTTTATCACAAATCTTGTAAGGTGTCGCCCCCCCAAGAATCGTAAGCCCCGTGTCGATGAAATTGAGGCCTGCTCCATATGGCTCAAAGGCGAGCTCGGCTACATTAAGCCCAAATATATCGTCCCAATGGGAACATTCGCGACACAGTTCATCTTCAAGAGATTCGACATCGGCTGGCGCAACATGTCCGAAGTCCACGGCAAAATCATCCCATGTACAGCGGAATGGGGAGACACCATCATTTTCCCTCTTTATCACCCCGCCGCCGCACTCTACAACCCATCCCTCGCAGACTCGATGCAGGACGACCTCTCCGTGCTGCATGAACTTGTTAAAACGGCATAGCATCCATCATTTTTTTGCTTTGAACACGGTAAAACACCCTTTTTGTATGCCTGCAAAGCCTTATAAGTTTAATCTGGTTAGGCCTACTCCTATGACTCAGACTACGGTTGAATTTGATGCTATCAATGAATTTCTCAAGGGCCAATCATGGTTGTTAAAAGAAAATGCGAATCAGAATCGTTCATATTCCCAGATGAAGGGATTTATTGCTGGCGAGGCCATAAAAAAATATGTTCTATCCAAATATCCTTCCAACATTCGTCGGATGCATCAGGATGGTTATATCCACATTCATGATATTAGTGGGGGCATAGTACCCTATTGTATGGGGGCGGATTTCCTACAGCTCATTACCGAGGGATTGTGGACTCAACATGTTGTCTCTGGTCCACCTAAGCATTTCAGTAGCGCTCTCAATCAGGCTGTGAATTTTCTATGTGCCTCACAGCAGGAATGGATGGGTGCTCAAGCCTTAAATGATTTTAACACTATACTCGCTCCATTCATAGCTTCAGATAATCTATCATATGATGAAGTGAAACAGGGTATCCAGGAGTTCATTTGGGATCTAAATTATCCCACACGTTCTGGATCCGAAAGTCCATTCACGAATGTTATGTTCAACACGAAGTGTCCCAAGAATCTGCGTGAAATACCAGTTCCAGATCAATTGTCAAGCCTTGGTGGTAACACCTACACTGATTTCCATGATGAATCAATGACTGTTCTCCGCGCCTTCAATGATGTGTTCAATGAAGGCGATCATAATGGAACACCATTCACCTTCCCAATTGCCTCGATTAATTTGATTAAATCTACGGATTTCTCTGATCCAGTTTGGATGGAGATAGCTGAAACCGAAGCCAAATACGGTAGTTATTATTTCTCTAACTTTATTGGGAGTGGTATTGATGAGAACTCTACGCGTGCGCTATGTTGCCGTCTCTCAATAGACCTTACACAACTTCCCCCCGCTGGTGGTCGTTGGGCCTTTCAAGGCTCCACGGGATCGATCGGAATCACATCTCTTAATATGGGTAAACTCGGTTTTATCTCTCATGATATCCCGGAGCTTCTTAGTAATATTAGGGTTCTCCTAGATGTTGTAAAGGAAGGTCTACTCCTGAAGAATGAGTGGTGTCAGGATATGTATGATATGGGTCTCCTTCCACTCACCAAGTATTATGGCGTGGATTTCAACCGTTATTTCCGCACTATTGGAATTATAGGTCTCCATGAAATGACTGTTAATATGACTGGTAACCCCATCTGGGAGGAAGTCCCCTTGGTTCAATCGGTTCTCGAGTATATTCGCGACTGGACCCGTGAAACCCAGATCGAGACTGGTAAACTATGGAACCTAGAACAGACGCCAGGTGAGGGGGCTGCTACAAGACTTGCTATGCTAGATAGGAAGAATCACCCAGGAATCTTCACTCAGGGAACTGATTCTGGTCCATATTACACGACACTAATGACGCCCCCAAATGTAGATATGAGTGTCCTCGAACGCATGCGTGTCGAAGAGGAACTCCTACCCTTATTTACGGGTGGGACCGTGCATAGGGTTTTTCTTGGCGAATCGGCTCCAAGCCCTGGCGGGCTTCTGAAGTTCACCATGCAGATAGCTAAGAACACTAAGATCCCCTACTATGACTTCGCCGCAACGTTTGGAATATGCAGGGTCTGCGGTCGGAGTGTTCGTGGTTATTATGAAACCTGTGATGAATGCGGTGGCGATATGGATGTATATGCTCGGATTGTCGGCTATTACCGCAAAGTTGGGAGTGCTAATATCGGGAAGGTCGCCGAGATCAGAGATAGGAAGTACGTCTCTCTCGCTTAATCTCTATGTCCTTGGCGTAGCGCCAGCACGTCGCCTTGCTCATCCCAGTTATCTTGGCTATGTCATCATAGCTGTGTCCCTCGGCTCTGAGGGTTTTGATCCAATTGGACACCATTGGGCAGACCCTGGGCCTACCAACCCTTTTTTGAGTCATTAACATCTCATTATTTAATAAAGAAACGCTGGATTTATATCTATCCATCCTTCATCCCCTACTGAACAAACCATGAGTGAAACTCCAAGGGTAGGATGTCCTTACCTAGCGGGTAGAACAACCGATACATTCGTCGAGGGCTTCGCCCTCTCAGGGCGTAACCTCTACTTCAACAACGCATCGGTCGCGGGCCGCGTATACGTTTCCAGAGTCGCCACGGAGGGCGCAGCTGAGACTAACGGCTATTACACAGACGTAAGTGCTGCAGGCTACACATCAGTAGTCACCTATGGTGGCAGTGCTGGTAGTCCTCCACACTACGAGATTGCGACTCAGGGCACAGGTGCCTATAGCGGACACGTTATAATTGACTCTGCTTCGCTGATTCAGCTTGAAGCTGCAAACGGTATGGTCACATCGGACTCTCTTCTGAGAATCACCGATGTAACTGCGAATCAGCTTCAGCTCCGATACGATGCGAGCAACCACTACGCCGTAGACGTTGACGCTGACGGTTCAACCACATTAACGAGTACAGGTACCAATGCAGACTTTGAGATCGCCTCCGGCACAGGCGGCGACATTACACTGGATGCAACTGGTGACGTAATACTGGAAGCGGCTGGTGGCAACGTCAACGTTGACGCCGTCATCACTTCTTCTGTTGGCGCTGGTAGCCCGATACTCGAGTTCGCTGCAACCTCTGACTCCCCCACTGTTGCGTTCAACAAGATAGTGACAAGAGTGTCAGCGAACACCGCTGGCGCATCGTATGCAATGTCTACAGCTCCATCTGGGTACCTTGAGGTCCTGGTTGGTGCAGCCGCGCGCTATATCCCATTCTGGGCATAAGCCCTATATACCCTAGTATCTAAGAAGTTAAGGACATGTCTAGACAACCGACAAAGGAGGGCGATATTAGGGTTAACCCTAAAGGTCTTCTATGTCAACGGCTACGCAATCTTCCCGATGATGAGCTCTGGGTGATGTATAATCTAGCTAAAAGCGCTCTGTCAATGCAGACGCTCAAATATGAGCAGTGGCTTCAGGACGCTAAACATGAGGTTATGGTTATTCGCCAGGCAATCGCTCTGGAGGAACCCAGCGAGGAAAACGGGGAGGAGTAGCTAACCTCTTTTTTATTGCATTTCCATGTTAATTAATCAGTAATGTTTATAAGCTTCTTGCGCCTTAGGCGTAACGGGTCGGAAGACGCCTCTAGAGCGGTATGCCCTGACCCAGCCATGCGAAGAGGTATAAAAATTGGCGCAAACAGTTAGAGGATCCCTCAACCTTAAGAGGGTAGTAGGAATAGACGTCACGACTGCAAGTCACGTTATGACTGCACTTGTAACCGCAACCAACGTGTCAGACGCTAATGGTACTTGGATTCATAAAATACGTGGAACGCTGACGGGTGGCGACGCCGACATTGTTCCGGACGTGGGTGACATAGGCAACGTCACATCTGATGCTGCGGCTGCTCAGGCAAGCCTCGTTATGGCGGACACAACCATATTCGCCGTTGGAGATCACGTCATGGTGCACGACGACAACTACACCAATGTGGAGTGGGGTCGTATCTCGGCTATAAGCTCCGCCAGAAACGAGATCGCTCTAGATGGCAATCTTTCTAATACTTATCTAGCAGCTGACTTTCCACGTGTTGTAGAAGTCAAAAATAAGAATGCCAGAATGGTTCTCCTATCAGGAGAAATTGTGAATGAGCCTGGGCTCAACTGGACTAACATCTACATCCGTAGGAAGCAGGCGGCTAACGTCCGAGTTAGAGGATATGTGATTGTGATATAAGATGCCTGATGTTGGTGGTATTACAGAGTCCCTTTGGACTATAAAGCATAAGGATAACAACGAGACTTATAACCGTTGGACTGACAGCCTTGAGGCTATCCGCGATGCCATCGCTGGTTTCGATCCCTCATGGGTCGCCATGCAGATGCTCATCGACGCCGACGACTTCGACGTAGCAGATGCCGATGCGGATACGGAGCGTTGGACTCCAGAATATATCACTGGTGCAGATCAGGGTGCAGCCGATATTAACACGACTACATCCGATCAGCTCTATATGAAGATCGACAGCACTGGTACTGGTGCACGTGAATACGCGGTTGCCAGGGAGCTCCCTCTAGGCACACGGTACTTCAGCGTCTACGCAGACGCAGACTTCACCTGGGGCACCGTTACAGGTACCGCCATGCGCGGCGGAATCATGATCAGCCGGGGCTCCACCTACGACGCTAACAACTATATCCGCGTCTACAAGGAGAAGTCCAGCACTGTTGAACGCATTAGTTACAGCTATAACTTCGGTGGGGCGGGTGACGTCGCAGCTGCGATTGTTAGCACCACAGACGACGAAATCGCCTTCAAAATTGACCGTGTGGGCACGGTTTTCCGTATTTATTATTCATTAACCCAGGGAGGCGACGCCACATGGGTTCTCGGCGCACAGGTCGAGGACACCGCTGACAACATAGATGATAACCCATCATTCTATTTCAACATTTACACCGTTGGCTCCGCGGTAACTGAGGACATTCAAGTTGACTTTGACACTTGGCGCCTCGGCAACACCTTCGGCGCATTCGTCGACACCATAGTCTCGGGCTTCGACTCAACCGATGTGAGTGCAAACATCGACGGCGCGGTGCTGGAACGGCTTGAATCACTCCAGGCAGCCCTGAGCGTCGGAGCCGCGGCCTCTGGTGAATTCGAGGAGGACGGTTCGCCCGATCTGTGGGACGCCCTGGTCGCCGACTCATCTTCGGATGCGAACATCACCACAACTACGGGTGACCGCGACGGGGCTATCATCGAGCGGCTCGCCGCAATCATAGCTGCGCTGAACATCACCGACTCAGGTGCGGGGAGTGGCCTGGAGGAAGACGGCACCGCCAACCTCGTTGACGCGTTGGGCACCGACGCGGTGACTGTCACCGACTCAGCCACATCTGTACTCGGCGCTACGGGGGCTAACAACGCGAATAACGCGTTTGACAGCAGCAGCGTTGTGTCTAACGCTGACGGTTCGGTGCTTGAGCGGCTTGAAGACCTACTTGACCAGATTCCCACGAGCGGGGATGTGGTTGTCTACCTTGCGGCTGAGGATTTGGGCACCACAGAGATCAGCGACGACGGCACCGACCCTGCGCTGCTGGGTGAAGTGTCTCAGACCAATAAGACTGAGGCTGAGGGCATCGCAACCCCCGCGTGGACTGAGGACTACGACCTTGAGCAGCAGGGCACAATGAACCTTCTCTCCATATTCTTCGCATTGAGGTGGCAATCCAAGTTCACCGTGGGAGCAGGTGCAGGTACCACCGTTTACAGCAAGTGGCAGATGAGCAACGATGCTGGTTCCACATGGGTTGACGTGACGGATAATGTTTCCACTACGAGTGCAACCTACGTTGACCATCAGCGTGTGGGTGAGGGTCTGTTCTTCTCCACGATTACGGGTGGGGCTAACCAGTTCCAGATGCGACTTGCATCGTGGACTGATGACGCGGGTGGGGTCTCATCCGTGGAGACAAAAATCCGGTCCTCGAGTTACGTGAGGTTGAGTTACAGGAAGAGTTAGGATGGTGAAATAAATGCCTAGAGCTATATGTGATATTCCGATTACTGATGAACAAGAACAGGTGATATTGGGCACCGTGTTGGGTGATGGTCATATTAGTGGTCCCAATCGCACACATTCAAATCTTCTAGTTAGTCATTCCATCAAAGATGAAGACTATCTGAAATGGAAACACGAGAAATTAGAAAGTATCTGTTCCGAGAAATCTGTCTATATTACTAATAAAGAGATGTTTGGTACGAATTATAAAATGATTTGTCTTCGCACTCGAGTACATCCATATTTATCTGATCTTCGCAACAGATTTTATCCGAGTGGTAAAAAGATTGTACCCAAAGATAAACTCAATAAACTAGATGAACTCGGTCTTGCGATATGGTTTATGGATGATGGATGTCTCTCAAAAAGAAATGTTGGTTCACCAAGGTATATATTATCCACCTATGGATTTAGTCTAGGAGAACACGAAATGATGAGAGAATATTTTAATAGTTGGGGTGTTAATCCATCAATAGTTAAAAGAAACTATAAAAATAAATTAACAAAATATTTCCTATCATTTGGTGTAAAAGATACAAAATCTCTTGGTGATATAATAGGACCACATATTATTGATTG